GTCAGGTTCGATCACATAATCCACGCTTGTCAGAAGGAGATCATCACAGACGCCGCCCAGGGTCACGTCAGCCAGCACCGCGGCCTCGACCGCAGCCGAGCCCGTGTCGAAGAGGTCGTCGATGATGGTCGTCGAGCCGGCCGCCTCCGCGGTGAAATACTCGACCATCACTTGCAGCGTCCGGTACTGGGTCCGATTTGACGGCGCCAGCGTGCGGACCTCGACTTGCTCGTTGACCGCGTAGACGGCGGCTGACGGGAAGCTCGTCGAGGCAAGCGTGTTGTTCCGGCCCTTGAGGAGATTCGCCGTGGGCACGACGCCGGCCTGCGTCAGCTTTAGCCCGATGGCGTTGCGGATGTCGGTGCGGGTGCTCATCGTGGCATATTCTCCTGCACGACGCCGGCCCCGCTGATGCGAGCGAATCCAAGGTTTACGGCGCGGTTGGCGAGGATGGCGTCGACTTTCTTCAAGGTGATCTTCGCGCGGAACTCCAGCGCATCATTCACGTAGCGATCAGGGTTCGGCACCTTGATGTTGGTCGCCGTGCCGGTCAGGAACGGTTTATCGCTGGTGAAGTTGTGCGACTCGACGCCGGCCCGCGCCGCGTGACGACGGACCCAAGCTGGCACGCGCTGTCCGGTCGCGAGAGCGGCTGCGGCAAATCCAGCCTTGGCCCAGCCGACCTTTGACTGAACGGAGTTAAGATAACGGTCGGCGGATGCATCGCTGATCCACATCTGACTTTGCACCTGCCAGCGGCCAATCGGATTCCGGTCAACGTAGCCGATGCGTCCGTAGCGGTCGCGGTACTTCAAATGGAAGTTACGCATCGTCGAGACTGATGCGTTCTGATTCCAGAACTTCCAGTAAATGCGAATCGTCTTGGACGTCTCCCATCCCAGACGGACGTTGACGGTTTCAGTCCGCGCTCTCTTGGGCGGCGTTACCTTTGAGCTTCCGATCCGCTGGAAGATGCCGAGCGTCGTAATCTGCTTTTTAATTTTCCGCGTCCTTCCGCCGAAGAGATCCGATTTGATCGCGTATTCGCCCTGCTCCTTTGCAGCAGTAGTGAGGCCGGACTTGACCGGCTTTTTGCTCTTACGGTGCTCGTGCTGTCCGGTCGGCGGCAGAATCATCATTATCGACCGCGCCACGTTGCCGCCCTCCTGCTTGATGACCTTGCCTAGATCGACGCGCGCCGACTGCGCCAGCCGCTCAAGCGCCAAGTCGAGCTTCCCAGAATTGAGCGTGATATCGATCATATCACCTTCACGATATCGATCTCGCAGCCCGCGCCCTCTGCGTCGAACCGCACCTGCTCCACAAAGTAGGTCGTGCCTGCTCGCACCAGCGTCTGACTCTGCGCCGGCGTGCCCGTGACCGAGGAGGTCGTGAAGAAGACCGTGAACTTCACGTCATCCCGGCGCTGGTCCTCGAACTCGTCAAAAAGGTTCCGGCTTGAAGACCAGACGCCGGTGATCGTGCTGCCGAGGTAGGAGAACGTAATGCCGGCTTGCTCCAGAATGGCGCCCTGATCGAGCGCCAGCTGCACGGGATCGAAGTCGCGGACTGCGGCCATACTTAATCGCCAACTGTCACAACGCGCGAGGCAGGCGAGAAGGCGTCATCCTGCGCGACTCCAGAGCTTACGTGCCAGAACTCCTTCCGCACGGCGCCGGCGATGATGCACGGGGAGGAGTTGATCGTGAACATCTCCTCCGCGTCGCGGATGATACGCGGCAAGTGCGCCGGCGACTTGGCCCGCAGAATCATCGTCTGCGGAACGCGCCAAGTCAGGAGCTTCGCCTCCTGCGCCTCGTCCGCGAGGAAGACAATAGGCCGCTTGGCGACCCGCCGGCAGGCTTCCATCAGCGCGCCGGCGTGATACTGCTTGCCCTGCGAATAGCCGAACGGCGCCAGAAGGCAGATTTCGCGGCTGAAGCCGTAGTCCTCAAGCGGCGGCTGCTCGTCGATCAGATCGAACTCGGGTCGCTGGTTAAGCTGCGCGAACTCGGGAAAAAGGCCGAAGACGAAGTCGCCCCACGGCTTGCCGCTTGCGCGGTACTCGTCGTAGCGGTGCGGCCAGATCTCTAGCTCGAGCACGCGGCCGAAGCGCATCTTGTCGCGCTGCTTCGGGTCCGACGGCCGCACGTAGCTGACGCAGGAAAAGAGCCCCCAATACTGGGCGAAGCACTCGACGTAGACCGAATGACCTTGGCCGGCCAGATGCCGCGCAATCGGCAGGATGCGGATGATGTCGCCGAGGCGCTGATGGTAAACGATGCAGATTCTCACGCCTTAAAGACCATCGTGAGAATGTTCGGCCAGTCACCATCATTCTTGCGGACCGCGTCCTCGGGCGAGCCGATGAAGACCGGACGAAGCCCATTGATCTCCATCACGTTCGCCAGCGTTTCCGGCGTGAAGTGCCAGAGGTGCTCGCCTGGACGACGGTGCTTCCAGTTGTAGAACCATTCCGCGCCGAGCGCTGGGTGATACCACGGGACCGAGACGATGGCGCCCTTCGCCTCGAACTTCGGCAGCTGGTCAAAGTGCTCTAGCGAGTCGAAGAACGTCAGCACCGACCAGCGATTGATCTGCCAGTTTGGATCAATCTTCACGAACGAAGGCGCAGGATATGGTGAAACGTCGTAGCCGTAGCAATGGACCCAACCGCTACTGCGGTTGATCTCCCGCAGGAACGCGCCGGTGCCATAGCCGACGTCGCAGACGGCCTCCGCGTCGGGAAAGAAGCGCCGAAACAGCGCAGCGCGGATCTTCGACAGCTCGCGCTCGGGATACTTCTCATAGCGCGCGACGTAGGCGTGATCGTACTGCGCGCGGATCGTGCGGTCGCGCGACATCAGCGCGCCGGTCGCCGAATCGACGACATACTCGGAATCGAAATTTAGGGCGTTGTCCATTTGGAATCTGCGTCTGGGTTGCGCTGCTTGAAGAGCTCGAGGCCGGCATCGTAGCGCTCCTTCGTGTTGTTGTGCTGATAGGTCGCGTCCCAGTTGCCCTTCTTGAACGCTGGGTGCTGATGCTCGAAGCGGTAGCGGTCGCGCGCGTCGATGACGACGCCGTCGCGCCAGGCTCGGTGGCTGAACTCATTATCGCTGAAAACCGACTCGTAGCCCTCGTGAAAGAGCTCGCAGCCTTGCTGCTCGAAGCGCGCGCGCGAAAGGATCGCCATACAAAGCAGCGGGCCGGTGCGGTGGCCGTCGTGAACGGCGATCACGATCGGCTCCTTCTGCAAGTCGCGATCCTCGACGAGCGACAGAAGCTTCGCGTCCCAGCCGATAGGAGGAACCCAGTCGTCGGACAGCTGCACGATCAGATCGCCGCGCGCCTTCTTGGCTGCTAGGTTCCAGGCTGCGACGCAGGATCGCTTCTCCGAGACGACGCTGAGGAACTGCTTGCCCATCGTGACCGACTCCTTGTCGTCCGCGTCCACGGCGAAGACGTGCTCGATGCGGGTCGGATCTTGAGCCAGCCCGAGCCAAGCCTCGCGGCAGGCGACGGCCTTCGACGTGCGGCCGCGGGTCGCGTGGACGAGCGAGATGCGAGGATGCTTGCCGAGGTGAAACTGCTGCTGGAGCACGTCCGCCCGAGCATCCAGCCCAGCGAGCCGGAAGGCCCGCGCGGCCAGATCGTAGCCGGCCCAGCCGTAGTATTTCGCCTCGGAGGTCCACGGCTTGTCCGCGCCGATTGGCTCGCGGTGGCGCAGCATCTCCTCCGCCCACCAGCGCGCACGCGCTCCGTCGTTCTTCTCGAAGAGCAGGAGGATGATCGCGGCGTAAGCCTCGCGGCACCACGGGAAGACGGCGTGCGCTTGCAGCGCGTAGCTCATCGCCTCGCGCGAATCGCCGCACAGCTTGGCGAGGTTCAGCAGCGCCTCGTAGCGGAAGGACTGCTCGAGATTCGGGAAGCTTAGAGCGATCTTCCCGAACTGCTCCGCGGCCTGCCGATTGCCGGCGCAGAGGTGCTCCTGGTGGATGTAGAAATACTGGGTCGGCGTCTCCTTAACCGACTGCCCGAGGATGCGGAGATTGCGCCTGCGGTTCTCCTTCTTGACCGACTTCGGCGCGTGGACCCAGACCGGCCGCGGCCAGTCCTCGTGCTTGTCGCCGGGGAGCAGCAGCAGGTTCTCGTGGACGTCGTGATGCCAGACGCGACCAGCCTCGAAGGCGGAGCGGCGGATCGCGCGTTCGCGGTGCAGCTTCTTGTTCGTCCCGCGGACGTCGTAAGGACAGCGCACCATCAGCACCTCGGGCGCCACCGTGCGGAGGAGATCGCGGAAGTCGTGCGCCTCGTCGAGCAGATCGTCGCAGTCAGACCAGACGATCCAGTCGCCGGTCGCCTTGGCAAAGGCCGCGTTGCGGGCGCGCGCGAAGGAGTCGACGTGGTCCCACTTCTCGGCGCCGTAGCCGTTCCGGTACTCAGCCCCGCGGAAGTCCTTGCCGTTCTCGCGGCACCAGGCGGCCGCCATCTCTAGGGTCGCGTCGGCCTCCTTTGCTCCGATAGCCCGCACGATGCAGAGCTCGTCGAACACAGGCGCGAAGCTCGAGAGCATCGCGATAATGTGCTCGGCCTCGTTCCCGCAGATGACGCAAAGTGAGACGCGCATTGCGCTGTCGGCCCCGTCAAAAAGAAACCCGCGCCCCACTTAAGGAGCGCGGGCGGCATCGGGATACCCGTCAGCCTTTAATCTTCGCTTAGCTGTACTGCGTCGCGATCAGCTGGCCGGCGTTGGTGTTGACCACCTTCTCCGCCACGTAGTGCGAAGCGCGCACGATGTTCGACTTGATCGATTCGTCGCGGTAGGTGAACACGCCGACCGCGGGACCGTACTCGGACCAGTTCAAGGTGAACCCGGCCCCGCCGCCGAAGTAGCCAGCGCCGGACTCGGTCACGGAACCAACCCAGATGTAGGTATTGGCCCAGATGTTCGCGCTGGAGAACGCCACGCCTTCAGCCGCGGAGTCATAGGCCGCGCGACCGATCAGCACCTCGCTCACGCCGAAGACCTCGGCCGCCGCCTGGGTGGAGGCGTTGAGGATCGTGTCGCTCGAAATGCCAGCGCCGCGGAGGCGGTTCTGGAACTTCGTGCTAGCGCGGATGCGGGTCCAGACGGGGTACGGGATGACCACGCGCAGGTTGCTCGTGGACTCGCCGTTGGCGAGCAGGCGGTCGATCGCCTCCTGCACGTCCTGGCCGGCGTCGAACGTCGCCAGATTGGCGGTCGTGTAGGCGGTGCCGGAGTTGGTGCTGGTGAAGTTGCCCGTGCTGAAGATCTGCGCGGCCACGCGGAGTTCGTGAGCGA